CTGCTGGTGTAATTGCTTGGTTAGTTGCAGTTGTAGCTTGGTTAGTTGCAGTCGTGTTATTAACGGTTGTTCCCACTGAACCTGTTGGGGTCTGGCTTGCAAACGCTGTAGTAAACGCTACAGAACCGCCCGTGCTTGCTGTACCTGTTGTAACCCGCAACGCTGAGTTATCACCAGTCGTTGTGTTTTTAGTAAACCCTGTCGGCGCTGCAGTTTGCGCAAACAACATAACAGTGCCAGAAGGAATTAGCGTACCCGCGGAAACAGCCGCCCAAGTCTGGTCGCCACGTAAGTAAGTACCACTATTAGCCGTACCAGAAGCAAGACGAGCTGTAGCTACCGTACCTGACGAAAGGTTAGAGGCGTTAATTGCACTGATTGCTGCGCCGTCACCTGTAAATGAGGTGCCTGTAATAGCACCAGCACTGAACTCACCTGACGCCCCACGGGATACTATAGTTGAAGCGCCATTAGCGGAGGCCGCTGTAGTACGAGCATTAGCTATAGTTCCGCTTGAGATGTTGGAGGCGTTAATGGCTGTAAGAGCTACACCGTTCCCAGAGACAGAAGTAAATGTACCTGTTGTACCTGTGACTACATTCCCAGCAAAGGAACCATTAGCATCACGCACAACAAGAGTGGAAGCACCATTGGCAGAAGTAGCATTAGTCCTGGCATTGTCTAAAGTTCCTGTAGTAATTGCTGTAGCGTTAATAGAGGTTAGTGAAGCACCACTACCAGAGAAGGATGTGCCTGTTATAGCCCCAGCAGCGAATTCACCAGAAGCTCCCCGCAGAACAATAGTAGAAGCGCCATTAGCAGAAGAAGCGGTAGTTCTCGCATTTGCAATAGTCCCCGAAGCTATGTTGGAAGCATTGATATTTGAGCCACCAGACAAATCACCAATAACGGCAGCCGTTACAGTAGCCGCAGCAAAGTTACCACCAGAATCACGCTGGACAATAGTAGAAGCCCCGTTTGCAGAGGCAGCTGTAGTACGTGCGTTTGCTATGGTTCCAGAAGCAATGTTTGAGGCGTTAATCGCCGATATAGCAGATCCATCACCACTAAACGATGCAGAAATAATATTTGCACCAAAGCTGCCATTAGCGTCTCTTAGTACTAGAGTTGATGCGCCGTTAGCTGTAGCACCCGTGGTACGAGCATTGGCAATGGTTCCTGATGCAATGTTCGAGGCGTTTATGGCAGTTAAAGATACACCGTTACCCGACACATTGGTAAAGTTACCTGTTGTGGCGTTAGATGTGGTTGCCGTAATGGTATTTGCAGTAAACGAGCCAGTCGCATCGCGCAACACGATAGTGCTTGCACCGTTAGCTGAAGCAGCAGTTGTACGAGCATTATCTAAAGTGCCTAAGGTAATACTGGATGCGTTAATAGAAACGTTAGAAGCAGAGGTAATTTGGCCCTGTGCGTTAACTGCAATCTGTGGGACTTGACCAGCATTACCGTAAGTAGCTGCTGTAACAGCGGTATTAGAAATACTAAATGCTAGATTGGTAAGACTTAAACCTGTACCAGCCGAATAAACCTGTGCAGAGCTAATCTGAGCAAATGTAATGTTTGTGGTGCCAAATGTAATCGTACCTACGGTATTACAAATATAAGTCTCACCAGCCCCTGTATTACCAGAAGTAACAAAAAATGCGTCGCCTTGACCTAGTTTATTTGGGTCTCCAACACCATAAGTGTCGGCATCAGTAGCACGAGTTAGTACCCATTGTGCGGAAACATTACCTGGGTTAGTAACCGTATAAACACCATTATGTGCAGCATTTGACTGTTGGTACACAAGAACACGAGCTGTGTTAGAT